GGACTGATCCCGACCCTCGCCAGCGTATGAAGGCACTGGAAAACTTAGGGCGGATTGCGGGAGTTGGGCTATTCTCTGAGCGGATTGATATCAGCATCACACACCGCACCGTAAAAGATATTGAGACAGATCTCGTGAAGACCTTGGAGCTGTACGGTGGAGGTGTTGAAGAGGTCGCGTTCGAGGAAGTGCCTAAGAGTATTGGGGATATTGACGTAGATGCAGAGTTGTCAAACGAAGGGGAACCCGTAGATGGACCCGGAACTACTTCGTAGGGCGCAAGCCGTACTGCCAACATTACCACCGGCTGTTCAACAGAAGGTGGGTACCCTAATTGCTGAGGCCAGACGCGCCAAGGCACAAGAAGTTGCTAAGAATAACTTCATGGAGTACGTCAAGTATGTTTGGCCCAACTTCATTCATGGCAGGCACCACGAGAAAATGGCGCGAGCGTTTGAGCGGGTGGTTGAGGGAAAGACCAAACGACTCATCATCAACATGCCACCGCGTCACACGAAGTCAGAATTCGCCTCATATCTGTTGCCGAGCTGGTTTTTGGGCAAGTTTCCTTCCAAGAAAGTGATCCAGACTTCACACACCGCTGAGTTGGCGGTGGGGTTTGGTCGAAAAGTACGTAACTTAGTGGACTCTGACCGTTATAAGGACTTGTTTCCAGATGTTGCGCTACAGGCAGACTCGAAAGCCGCTGGTCGTTGGGCTACAAATTACGCTGGTGATTACTTTGCTATTGGCGTCGGTGGTGCTGTTACCGGTAAAGGCGCTGATTTGCTCATCATTGACGACCCGCACAGTGAACAGGAAGCCGCTCTGGCTGAGGTAAACCCCGAGATTTACGATAAAACGTACGAGTGGTACACATCTGGCCCTCGTCAGCGTCTACAGCCGGGCGGATCTATCGTGATTGTGATGACTCGGTGGTCAAAAAAGGACTTAACGGGTCAAGTATTGAAGTCCGCAGCCCAGAGAGGTGGTGAAGACTGGGAAGTGATTGAGTTTCCGGCGTTATTTGACTCGGGAGAGCCGCTTTGGCCTCAGTTTTGGTCTAAAAAAGAGCTACAGGCGCTAAGAGCTGAACTTCCAAACGCCAAATGGATGGCTCAGTACCAGCAGAACCCGACATCTGAGACATCAGCTATCGTCAAACGGGACTGGTGGCAGATTTGGGAGGACGACACACCTCCGCACTGTGAGTTTGTCCTACAGAGTTGGGATACCGCGTTCGAGAAGACCAACCGCTCGGACTATTCAGCCTGTACCACGTGGGGTGTTTTTTATCAGGAGGACGATGCCGGTGTTATTCAAGCTAATATCATCCTCCTCAATGCTTTCAGGGACCGTCTTGAGTTTCCTTCGCTTAAGAAGAAAGCAATCGAGCAATGCAAAGAATGGGACCCAGACTCCATCATTGTGGAGAAAAAGGCGTCAGGTGCCCCACTCATCTACGAGATGAGAGCAATGGGTATTCCTGTACAGGAGTACACCCCGGTAAGGGGTAACGACAAGATCAGCCGACTAAATGCGGTGTCCGACCTGTTTGCGTCAGGGCGGGTGTGGGCACCCAACACACATTGGGCTGAAGAAGTAATCGACGAAGTGGCAAGCTTCCCCGCTGGGGATCATGATGACTACGTGGACTCCGTATCGCTGGCGCTGATGCGTTTCCGCAAAGGTGGCTACATCCGGTCAGTGTTGGATGAGCCGGATGAGATACCAGAATTTAGGCGTAAAAGGCCATACTACTAATGATTAAATCTAGCTATCTGTACTACGAGCGGGCTATGCCGCCTGACTTTTGTGACTATGTGATCAAGAGTCTGGACTGGTCGCACGCTGGGACTGGCACAACACGGGAAGAATCTGGCGCGGAATCTACAAGACTTCGCAGGGTTAAGGTTTTGCCGGAGCACTTAATGTCTCCGCTTGGCTCGGTCTGTAAAAACTACATGATTGACGCCAACAGTAGAACACAGTGGAGCAAGTCAATTTGCGGCTTTGACGTTCCACAGATTCTGAAGTATGAGGCTACAGACCACTATTGGTGGCATCACGACGTGCTTCCGCCGGTAGATGGGAAGCAACGGCGCGTCTCGATATGTATGTTGTTAAATGACCCGTCAGAGTTTGAAGGCGGGCAACTTGAGCTTAAAGATACGATGGATAACGCCCTAAAAAACAAAGGCGACATCATCGTGTTTGATTCAACCACAATGCACCGGGTTGCTCCTGTAACTAAAGGTGTTCGCATCTCGGCTGTGTGCTGGGCTTACGGATTTTATGAGGATTGATCATGGCTATTGATAAAGCACTAAATCGCGCCCCGCTAGGACTTGGCGATATGGACGCAGCTGTAATGGACGAGCCGCTCATAGAGATTGAGATTGAGGACCCCGAGTCAGTGACTATTGGCATGGGGGGACTGGAGATCGAGATCGAGCCGGGTAAAAAAGAGAACGATGACTTCAACGCTAACTTGGCTGAAGAACTCAGTGAAGATGTGTTGGAGACATTAGCAGGCGACTTGCTAGGCGACTTTGAAGATGATGTCGCAAGCCGCAAAGACTGGATGCAGACCTACGTCGATGGCCTTGAGCTGTTGGGTATGAAGATTGAAGAACGCAGTGAGCCGTGGGAAGGAGCTTGTGGTGTTTACCATCCGCTTTTATCTGAAGCTCTGGTTAAGTTCCAATCCGAGACAATCATGGCGACATTCCCGGCGAGTGGTCCGGTTAAGACGCAGATCATTGGAAAGGAGACCACTAAGAATAAGGAAGCTGCCGAGAGAGTTCAGAATGACATGAACTACCAGCTTACCGAAGTCATGACCGAGTATCGCAGCGAGCATGAGCGCATGCTGTGGGGCTTGGGGCTATCAGGTAATGCGTTTAAGAAGGTGTACTACGACCCGTCGCTAGAGCGTCAGGTTTCTATTTTTGTCCCGGCTGAAGATGTGGTGGTGCCATACGGCTCAGAGCATTTGCAAACCGCACCGCGTGTGACCCATGTGATGCGTAAGACTGAGAACGAGCTAAAGAAACTCATGGTGGGCGGCTTCTACCGTGACGTTGATCTTGGCACCCCCACTAATACACTAGATGATGTAGAGAAGAAGATTGCGGAGAAGATGGGCTTTCGCGCTACAACTGACGACCGCTACAAGCTGCTTGAGATGCAGGTTGACCTAGATTTGCCGGGGTATGAGAGCGAGGATGGTGTAGCACTACCTTACATCGTCACCGTCGAGAAGGGTACCGGTACGGTCTTAGCTATTCGCCGCAACTACGAGCCAGATGACGAGACTAAACAGAAGCGCACTCACTTCGTCCACTACGGCTATATCCCCGGCTTTGGCTTCTACTACTTTGGCCTGATCCACCTGATCGGGGCGTACGCAAAGAGCGGCACTTCTATCCTGCGGCAGTTGGTTGACTCGGGCACGCTGTCTAACTTGCCGGGCGGTCTCAAAACCAAAGGCATGCGCACTAAAGGAGACGATACACCTATCGCTCCGGGTGAGTTCCGTGATGTGGATGTGGCGTCGGGCACCATACGCGACAACATTATGATGCTCCCATACAAGGAGCCATCGCTGGTCTTGAAGCAGTTGATGGACCAGATCGTGGATGAAGGTCGTCGCTTTGCGGCGGCGGCTGACCTCAAAGTCTCTGACATGTCGGCGCAAGCCCCTGTTGGAACGACACTAGCACTGCTGGAGCGTCAACTAAAAGTGATGTCGGCTGTTCAGGCTCGCATCCACTTTGCGATGAAGCAGGAGTTCAAACTTCTGAAGAACATCATCGCGGCCTATGCTCCGACCGAGTACAGCTACGAGCCAGTTGAAGGTAGTCGTCGCGCACGTCAGCAAGACTACGAGATGGTGGACGTGATCCCGGTGTCAGATCCGAACGCCGCAACCATGAGTCAAAAGGTTGTGCAGTATCAGGCGGTCATGCAGATGGCACAGCAGAACCCACAGATCTACGACATGGTCGAGCTGAACAAGCAGATGCTTGAAGTGTTGGGTATCAAGAACATCCACAAGCTTGTACCCGCTTCGGAAGATCAGAAACCAAAAGATCCAGTGTCGGAGAACATGGCAGTTTTGAACATGAAGCCGGTCAAGGCGTTCTTGTATCAGGACCATGAAGCTCATATCCGTGTGCACATGGCAGCTATGCAAGATCCAAAGATTGGACAGATCGTTGGGCAGAACCCGCAAGCAAACACCATCATGGCAGCAATGCAAGCGCATATCGCTGAGCACGTTGCGTTCGAGTATCGCAAGCAGATTGAGGAGCAGTTGGGCGTACCTCTGGACATTCCTAACTACGAGGATGGCGACACCATCCCAGAAGAGATGGAGGTTGAGATTAGCCGCATGATGGCGATGGCAGCCGACAAGTTGCTACAAAAGGATCAAGCCGAGGCTGCACAACAGCAGGCACAGCAAGCTGCACAAGATCCGATTGTCCAGATGCAACAGAAGGAACTCGAACTCAAAGAGCGCGAGGTCGGCATCAAAGAGCAGAAATTACAGATCGATGCTGCTATTGACACCCAGAGATTGGAGTTGGAGCGCGAGCGTATCAATGCACAGCAGTTAGTCGCGGGCTTACAGGTAGCCGCTAAAACTACTCATGCGCAACAGGAGCTTGACTCCAAGATGGAGGCCGAAGGAGTTCGGCTTGGTATGCAGGCGGTTAAAGATCGTAGAGAAGTTGGACGCCCATAACTCACAGATTAAAGGAGTAATCAGTGGACAAGACACTGGCAATCGTCAAAGAACGTATTAACGAGAAACAAGCCCAGCTTGCTCATGCCGTAAGCGAGGGCACAATGAAAGATTACGCAGAGTATCGCGCAATATGCGGGGAGATTCGGGGTCTATCCATCGCAGAAGGCTTTATCTTAGACCTTGCAGACCAGATGGAGCGCAACAACGATGAGTGAAATACTAATCGCTACAGAAAGCGGTGAAGTACCACAGACTGAAGAAGAGAAAGCTAAACAGCTTCCTGAGCCCGCCGGATACCACATATTGGTAGCACTACCGGAGATTGAGGATGCGTTTGATAGCGGACTTCTTAAGGCGGATCAAACCAAGCAGTTTGAAGAAGTGTTGGCAACTGTGTTCTTTGTCGTAAAGGTAGGGCCGGACTGTTATAAGGACGAGAAACGGTTCCCAAGTGGGCCGTGGTGCAAAGAAGGTGACTTTGTATTAGCCCGTCCAAACAGCGGCACCCGCCTGAAGATTCACGGTAAAGAGTTCCGTCTTATCAATGACGATACGGTGGAAGCAGTTGTGCAAGACCCACGCGGCATTCGTCGCGCATAAAGGAGAGAACAATTATGGAACAACAAGAATTTCAGTTTCCCGACGAGAAGGAAGAGAAGGCCAAACCCGCCGAGTCTAAGTTGGATGATATCGAATTTGAAATAGAAGACGATACCCCTGAAGAAGACCGTGGTCGGGAACCGTTGCCTAAACAGATCGTCGAGGAGCTTGATCAGGATGATCTGGAGGACTATTCCGAGAAGGTAAAAGTCCGTCTGAAGCAGATGAAGAAGGTATACCACGACGAGCGCCGAGAGAAGGACGCGGCGTTACGTGAGCGGCAGGCGGCAGAAGAGTTAGCAAAAAGACTACTTGAGGAAAACCGTAGCCTTAAAGGTAAACTTTCTGAGGGGGAGAAGACTTACCTCCAGACTTATCAGTCAGCAGTCGAGCTAGAAGTAGACGCCGCTAAAAAGGCTTACAGAGAAGCTTACGATGCTGGGGACACAGATAAGTTGCTAGATGCGCAAGAAAAACTTAATTTTGCCCAAATTAAGTTGCAAAAGGCAAAAGATTATGTGCCCTCTTTACAATATGATCCGAATGAGGTACAAAGTAGTCCAGAAGTCCCAGTGGCTCGTCCTGACCCAAGGGCAGTTGCGTGGCAAGAGCGCAATACTTGGTTCGGTCAAGACGAGGAGATGACTAGTCTTGCACTTGGGCTACACCAAAAGCTAGTCAAACAGTACGGCAATCAGTACACGTCCACCGACGAGTATTGGCAGAAGATTGACGGAACTATGCGTCAGCGCTTCCCGGACTACTTCCAAGATTCTACGCAGCAGGAATCTAAGCCTGTCTCGCGCACAGAAAAACCGTCCACGGTCGTGGCTCCTGCGACCCGTAGCACATCCTCCAAAAAGATAGTGCTAAAGAGATCGCAGTTGGACACTATCAAGCGTCTTGGTATTACCCCTGAGCAATACGCCCGTGAACTAATGAAAATGGAGGCCAACAATGGCTGAAAACAGACTTGCCCGTGAACTTGAAACTCGTGCCGTGCAGGAGCGCCCCAAGCAGTGGGCTCCACCTGAGCTTCTCCCTGAACCAGATAAGCAACCCGGCTTCGCGTACAGATGGATTCGCGTCTCAACTTTGAACAACGCTGACCCACGCAACATTTCCGCCAAAATCCGGGAAGGCTGGGAGCCGGTCAAGATTGAGGAGCAACCAAAATTTCAACTGCTAGTCGATCCGAATAGTCGCTTTAAGGACAACATCGAGGTCGGCGGGTTGTTACTTTGCAAGACTCCACAGGAGCTGGTAGATCAGCGTAACGGTTACTACCAGAAACAGTCCGAAGGACAAATGGATTCTGTAGATAACAGCCTGATGCGCCAGAACGACCCGAGGATGCCACTATTTAATGAGCGGAAATCTTCTACATCGTTCGGTAAGGGAAGTTAATCTAACTTTTGGAGTAAAACATGGCTTATCCGACTGTATCGGCCCCCTACGGGCTAAAACCGATCAATCTGATCGGCGGTCAGGTGTTCGCGGGCCAAACTCGTGAACTCCCGATTGCAAGCAACTACGCTACCGCCATCTATAACGGCGATATCGTTCGCATCTCGGGCGCTACTATTGTCAAAGAAGCAGGTACTACGACTGTCTCGGCAACGGGCATCGTGGGCGTGTTCCTTGGCTGTAGCTACACTAACCCATCCACCGGTCAGAAGTTGTTCTCTAACTACTATCCGGGCGGTGTTGTTGCATCTGACATCCTCGCTTATGTTGCGGATGATCCTGATCAACTGTTTAAAGTCGCTGTGACTGGCGGCGCTACTTCGTCCACGATCACCCCGATCTCGGGTTCGATTCTGGGCGATAACCTCGCTATTTCGCAGCCTGCGTCGAACACCAGCATTTCGGGTAACTCGAATATCGGTGCTTACGATTCTGGCTCGAACACTGACCAGTCGTTGCCATTGCGTGTTGTTGATCTCGTTGCTGAGACCACCGATTCCAGCGGTAACTACAGCGAAGTAATTGTTAAGTGGAATGCTCCGTACCCAACAGCGACTACAACCGCTGCCGGTAGCCCGCTCGTCTATACCACTACGGTAACGATTAACGGCGGTCATTCATATCTCAACCCGACTGGTCAAGCCAGCGTATAAGGGAGCTAAATCATGGCAATTTCACGTGCACAACTACTGAAAGAGCTGCTCCCCGGCTTGAACGCATTGTTCGGTCTGGAGTATGCTCGCTACGGCGAAGAACACAAGGAAATCTACGAAACCGAGACTTCCGAGCGTTCGTTCGAAGAAGAAACCAAACTGTCTGGCTTCAGTGCCGCACCGGTTAAGAACGAAGGTTCTGCAATCGCGTACGACAACGGTCAGGAAGCTTGGACTGCTCGATACAACCACGAAACCATCGCTCTGGGCTTCTCGCTGACCGAAGAGGCCATCGAGGACAACCTGTATGACAGCCTGTCGGCTCGTTATACCAAGGCATTGGCTCGTGCTATGGCTTACACCAAGCAGGTCAAGGCAGCATCGGTCCTGAACAACGGCTTCACCAACTCCGCTCAGTACTACGGCGGCGACGGCGTACCTCTGTTCTCGGCTTCGCACCCGCTGGTTGGTGGTGGCACTAACTCGAACATTCCTTCGACCCCTGCCGACTTGAACGAAACCTCGTTGGAAAACGCAGTGATCCAGATCGCTGCTTGGACTGACGAACGTGGCCTGCTGATCGCAGCTAAACCACGTAAGTTGGTCGTTCCTCCTGCTCTCCAGTTCGTTGCTACTCGTCTGTTGGAAACCGAACTCCGCGTCGGCACCAATGACAACGACATCAACGCCCTGAAGAACAACGGCTCGATCCCAGAGGGCTACACGATCAACCACTTCTTGACCGACACAAACGCATGGTTCCTGACCACTGACGTTCCAAACGGCATGAAGCACTTTGTTCGTACCCCGCTGGCTCAGTCGATGGACGGTGACTTTGATACCGGTAACGTCCGTTATAAGGCTCGTGAGCGTTACTCGTTCGGCTGGTCTGACCCGCTGGGCATGTACGGCTCGCAAGGCGCGTAATAAGAGGGGGGCTTTACGCCCCCCTTTTTGTAGTATATAAAGTAGTTATTCCGGGATTTATCCGGTACGTCAAACAGGCTCCCGGCCTGACTTCATGCAGATTGACGTGCCTAACCGCATGAGGAAAAACATGGCTCTCTCTACCACCCAAAGCATCTGGCGTTCGGGCGGCGGCGACAACACTCGCACCGCATACTGTGGCACTGGCCTGATGGCTGCGCAGTTCTACATCGACCCTTCCGCCGCTGACACCACTACCGTTAAAGTCTCTTCTGCTGCTGGTGCTCCAGCTGTAGTCCTTCCGGCTGGCGCGGTTGTTGTCGAAATCCAAGCTAATGCTGCTGGTACCGGCGGTACTACCCCCACGTTTGACATGGGCTGGATCGGCTACACCGACCCTACCGCTGTTGATGCGAACGGCCTGTTGAGCGCCGCTGACGCTGACGCAGGTAAGCAAGTGTTTAACTTTGCTTCCGCTACAGCTGGTGACGATCTTGGTGTGGCTATGTCCCTGACCCAGATGGTTACACTTACAGGTGGCGCTACTACCGGCGATGGCCCAACCGGCGGTGCAATCACCGGCACAATCCTGTACTTCGTCACAGACCCACTGCTCGGTCAGCAGAACGTCTAATAATCTTAGGGGCTTCGGCCCCCTTTAAAACAAGGAGATTATTATGGCGAATATCGGGACTTGGCGTTCTATAACCCAAGTAGGTACGTACGAGCCGTTCGAGTTGCAGGTCTCTCGCGGTCAAATTCAGGGGCACAGAAATGTCACTGTCTTTGGATTCAATTCTGATGTAGACACGGCTCAGGTATCGGTTTGGCCTCTGGCTAGTTTAATTACTTTCCCTGCGGCTGCTTTGCAGATGACTGTCAGTTCCACAAATGCAAACGATACAAGCAATGGCACCGGTGCGCGTTCTGTTGTTGTGCAGGGTCTTGATGCCAATTACAACGAAGTGTCAGAAACTGTTGTCTTGAACGGACAAACGGCTGTGACGATGACCGCATCGCTGCTTCGGGTTAACTATGCTTATGTATTAACGGCAGGTTCTGGAAACAGTGCGGCTGGTGACATTTATATCGGCACAGGTACCGTGACTGCTGGCGTCCCTGCGACCACATACGACATCATTAAGTTTGACTACAACACCACGATTACGGGCAGTTGGACGGTTCCCGCTGGTTACACCGCATATGTTTCTCAGGGCCTGTTTTCGGCGGGTCAAGCAGGCGGGTCAGCCCAAGTCGAGGGGCGACTTTTAACCCGTGGCACCGACAACATTCGTCGCACTGCCGCAGTCACGACTGTCAATAATGGTGTAGCGGACTATGTGTTTGAGTACCCGCTTGAAATCCCAGAGAAGACTACGCTTGAGGCAACAGCACTTGCTAGTTCCAATAACAACGGTGTTTCTTCGATGTTCATCATTCTCTTAGTTCAAAACTACATGCAGGGCTAAAATGGCTAAGACTCCAGCATGGCAGCGCAAGGAAGGTAAGTCCGAGAAAGGCGGCTTGAACGCCAAAGGACGAGCTTCGTACAACGCAGCTAATCCGGGTAAGCCCGGTCTGAAAGCCCCACAGCCGGAAGGCGGGGCTAGGAAGAAGTCATTCTGTGCCCGAATGTCGGGGATGAAAAAGAAGCTGACTTCAGCCAAGACCGCGAACGACCCGAATAGCCGAATCAATAAATCTTTGAGGGCTTGGAAATGTTAAAAGACCATATCGAACCAGACCTAATGGACAACATCTCCATACTTGCGGGGTTGGGCGTTATTCTTGGATGGTTACCAAACGTGCTTTCTATTGTCACTATTGCGTGGTTCAGCATTCGTATCTGGGAATCCGATACGGTTCGTGGTTTAACTAACCGGAAAAAACCAGATGCCAACAGTCAGTAAAAAGCAGGAAAAGTTTATGCAGGCGGTTGCCCACAACCCTGCGTTCGCTAAAAAGGCCGGTGTGCCTCAATCTGTGGGGAAAGAATTCACTAAATCAGGAGGCGGTATGGCTAACACATCACGTATGAATAAATTGGAAGAACTGGGCCGTGTTAACGCTGAGAAGGCGAAGACATCTAAAGGCAAGAGCAACCTGATGGCTGAAAAGAAGCGCATCGTTGGCGAACTCAAGACTGGCATGAAGTACGGCGGCAAGGTCAAGAAGATGGCGGCTGGTGGCGTTGCTGCATCGAAGATGGGTAAGGTAGTTGCTGGTGGCATGAAGCCTCACGGCGAACATACCGTGCAGAAGAAGGGTAATACCAAGGGTACGATGGTCAAGATGGCTGGTAATGCCAAGGGCCTCAAAAAAGGCGGTTACTGCTAATAGGAGACCATCATGGCTGACAAACTTTATTACGACGACGAAGGCACTACTTTTAAAGAAGCTTTTGCTGAAGCGCGTAAAGGCGGTAAGAAAAACTTCGAGTGGAACGGTAAAAAGTACACCACGGAGATGAAAGGCGAGAAAAAGTCCGAGCCTTCTGCGTCACAGGCATTCCCTGTGGACGCCAACATGGAGAGCGCTTCTAGTGTAATGCGCCGTGGCCGTGCTGGCATGGAAGGCTCTGGTACATCTCCGTTGGAAAAATACACGGACGATAAGGCAATTACTGCGACACGTAACAAACGTAGTATGGATTTAGCCGTTGAGCGTGCTAAAGCAGGTATACCAGAGCGCCGAAGTGTTGTTGATATGGCTACAGAACGTCTTGGCTCTGGTAAGGAATTTAGAAAGATGGCTAAAGGCGGTGCAGTTAAGTCCGCTTCTTCTCGTGCAGACGGTATCGCACAGCGCGGCAAGACTAAGGGAAGGATCTGCTAATGGCTAAGCAGGATAACCGTCGTCCGAAAGGCGACACGGGCGAAGCAGAAATTTTTACGGCTGAAACAGGTACTCCACCGGTAGACCCAGATATGGGTTCGGTAAAAGGTGCCAAGCCAATGCCAATGCCTAAGCCCGTGAAGAAAATGGCTTCTGGCGGTTCTGCTTCTTCCCGTGCCGACGGTTGTGCAATACGTGGTAAGACTAAGGGGCGAATCGTATGATGCCATCACGCGGGATGGGCGCAGTTAACCCAGCCAAAATCCGAAAGATCAAGAAACGGGACGGCAACGCACCTGTGACGGTCTATAAGGAAGGTGGCAAGACAAAGTCTCGCGTGAATGAAGCTGGCAACTACACCAAGCCGGGTATGCGCAAGTCGCTATTTGAGAGCATTAAGTCTCAGGCGACCCAAGGCACGGCGGCAGGCCAATGGTCAGCAAGAAAGGCCCAGTTGCTGGCGAAGAAGTACAAGGAAAAGGGTGGGGGTTACCGTGGGTGATTTACGCAAACTTGTTAAAGAAATAGATGCGCAACGCGCCAAGGGCGAGGTCAAGGACGTTAGCCCAGAAGAGTTTGACAAGATGGAAAGCCAAGCAGGTTTAAAAGACCTCGACGGCAAGTTCAAGAAAGACAGAGCCGAGCCACGCCCGCCCGCGAGAGAGCGTATGAATAAGGCGTTGTCTGAACTTGATGGTATGAAGAAGGGCGGTGCTGTAAAGTCAGCGTCAGCCCGTGCAGATGGGATAGCGCAGCGTGGTAAGACACGAGGCATGATGAGATGAAAGCCCCGCAGCAAAGCCTGAAGTCATGGACGGAGCAAAAATGGCGGACAAAGAGCGGAAAACCGTCGTCCAAGACTGGCGAAAGGTACCTGCCGACAAACGCAATCAAGGCGTTGAGTCCAGCGGAGTATGCAGCTACGACCAAGGCGAAGCGGGCAGGGAAGAAAAGTGGCAAGCAATTCGTCGCGCAACCAAAACGCATAGCCCAGAAGACCGCGAGGTTTAGATAATGGCTTTTACAACCAACACAACGGCGTTCAATCCCGACCTCAACGAGATATTCGAAGAGGCGTTTGAGCGTTGCGGTTTGGAATTGCGTACGGGCTACGATTTTCGTACCGCACGGCGTAGTCTGAATTTTCTGATTGGCGAGTGGGCAAACCGTGGTATCAACCTGTGGACTATTGAGCAGGGATCGATCAATCTTGTGCAGGGGCAGGTGACTTATGATCTACCTATTGATACCGTTGATCTTCTTGAACATGTTATTCGCACTAATTCCGGACAGATTTCTAATCAGACCGACATCAACATCAGCCGCATAAGCGTCTCTACTTACGCGACTATCCCAAACAAGTTGACACAGGGGCGTCCGATTCAGGTGTGGGTCAACCGCCAGTCGGGGCAACAGGTTGGGTCAAATGCAGCGGTACCGAAATATCCACAGATTAATGTGTGGCCTTCGCCGGATCAGGGCGCAGTAGGCAATCCGTACTACATATTCTATTACTGGCGGCTAAAGCGTATTTTTGACGCTGGGGATGGCACTAACGTGGTTGACATCCCATTCCGTTTCCAAAACTGCTTGGTGGCAGGGTTGGCGTACATGATTGCAGTTAAGAAGCCCGAGGTTGATCCAACCAGAATTCAGGCGTTGAAGTTGATGTATGACGAGGCTTGGGATTTTGCATCTGCGGAGGACAGGGAAAAAGCGCCGGATCGGTTTGTGCCGCGTACCACTTTCTACAGGTGATGTATGCCAAGTAAGTACTCTAGCGGCAAACACAGTATTTCTGAGTGTGATCGATGCGGGTTTCGGTACAAGCTGAAAGAGCTGCGCAAGCTGACGATCAAGACCAAACAGGTGTCGATCAAGGTTTGCAAGAATTGTTGGGAACCTGATCAGCCGCAGTTATCATTAGGCTTATACCCGGTTAATGATCCGCAGGCTGTGCGGGAGCCAAGACCAGATATAAGCTATAGACAGTCAGGTTATAGCGGGCTGCAACTAACTGAAACACCGGGGACTTCGATTGATGCTGACGGGTTTCCGAAAGGTGGTAGCCGGATATTCCAGTGGGGCTGGTACCCAGTGGGTGGGGCAAGTGGTAATGATGTGGGGTTAACGCCAAACGCTTTAACTTCTGCCGGTGTAGTAGGTAATGTAACAATTTCGTAGGAGTGACTATGGACAGCATGAAGAAAGTAGCCAAGGCGGAAGTCAAGGCGCATGAGAAGCGGATGCACAAGAAGGGCATGGCTAAAGGCGGCGTGACCGGCGAAGCTATGCGTAAGTACGGGCGCAACATGGCGCGTGCGATGAACCAGCGTTCTACCGGTCGAGGTGGCTAATGGAAAAGATCAAACCATCCCCATACAAGGCCGAGGTCAAGAATCAGACCGGCACCGAGTACACCAACGATATGAACATCGCCGGTGGCGTTGTCAGCAAGGGAAACTACAAAGCACCTAAGACAACTGGTATCAAGATTCGCGGTACTGGTGCTGCGACTAAAGGCGTGATGGCACGAGGCCCGATGGGTTAATCATGACGTACAACGAGCTTTTCATTGCGGTCAAGAACTACCTGCAAAACGACTTTCCGACGAATACTTGGACGGACGTAGCAGGGACTGGCGTTACCACGTCTGATGGTACGAACCAGATTAATTTCTTTATCACGCAAGCGGAAGAGCGCGTTTACAACACGGTGCAGATTCCTGCGTTACGCAAGAACGTCACAGGCTTGACCACATCAGGCAATAAGTACTTGTCTTGCCCCGGCGACTTCCTGTCAGTCTTCTCTATGGCGGTAATTGACGCTACAGGTAACTACGAGTACTTGCTAAACAAGGATGTGAACTTCATCCGCGCAGCGTACCCCAACCCATCGAGCACCGGACTGCCACAGTACTACGCTCTGTTTGGCCCAACTGTTGTGACTAGCGTTATTACGGACGAGTTGAGCTTTATCCTTGGTCCCACGCCTGACGCTGCGTACAACGTAGAACTTCATTACAACTACTACCCTGAGTCAATCACAGTGGCGGCTGACGGGCGCACATGGTTGGGCGACAACTACTCGCCGGTGCTGTTGTATGGCACTTTGGTTGAGGCGTATACCTTCTTGAAGGGTGAAGCCGACATGATCGGTCAGTACGAGAAGAAGTACCAAGAGGCTATGGGTCAACTCAACCGTCTGGGTACAGGTCTGGAGCGTGGTGATGCGTACCGCGACGGGCAGGCTAAGATTAAGGTGATGCCGTAATGCCAATCCAACAGGGACTCACAAACAGCTTCAAACAAGAGATGCTCCAAGCGGGGCAGAACTTGGCAA